GACTGTGGAGGTGTGCCAGATGGCAACACATCTGAAATAACTAACGGCTCATCATATAGCTTGAACGAATCGATTTCAAATGCGTGCGCTAAAGTTCTTGTTGAAAAATATTCGTCAAAGAAATTTTTGGTAATGCCCGAAAATTCCTTCGTTTTTTCCCAAAGATATTCTGGTTCATAAGAGTGTGTATTTTTAACCTTAAACTCTCCGACCACTTTTCCCACAGGCATTGTAGAATAAACAACAACTGTTGTTATATCTTCTCGTTTTGGTAGAGATTTTCTGAATTCAAACTTTTTTTCACCTGAAATGATTTTTTCTACAAACTCAGGTTTAATCGATAATAAAACTTTCATTAGCCTTTGATAAAAATAGAATTTCACTGAAATTATCATCCGAAATTGGATGGAGCACTATTCTAGTGTGATCTCTGATAATACCATTGTCAAGCAACTCCTTCCGAGTAACTCGTTTAGGTAGGGCAATATTGTAAGTGAATCTAATGACGTATGGGTAGCGTTTTTCCTTATAGAATTTAGAAAGCTCCGTATTAGTAAATACACTGAATCGACTACAATATTTAAGATAAGATTCCTCTGTCGGGAATTTTGAGATATGGCGAACTTCCTCTACAACACAAATGGAAGATACAACTGAGCGATAATGTGCGGGACCTTGTCCATCGCTAGTTCTATATATTATAAGAATATCACCACGTTTTAATTTACAAGCATCATCCGCTGCAGATATATAGATTTTATGTATGCTATTTGAGTGAGAGACATCTTGAACGATATCTTGATATTCATTACATAAAATTGATTCAGGGAATAGGCGAGTATGGAATTCTGGGTAAATTGCTAGAAGGTACTTATTGGCATTGGGATAAATGTAAGGGTAGTCTCGAATAATATCGCCAACAATATGCCGCATATCTCGCATATAAACATACTCTGTTCCATTCATAGTCTGCTTAGTACCGGCAGGATAAAAACCATATTTTTGAAATAATTTAATGAGATAATCGTGCTTTTCAAATATGGTCAGATAAATAAGCTCAACGTCCATAACGATTGCTATATCAAGAATTTTCTTTATAAATCTCTGTCCACGAAGTGTTCCTTTTGGATTAAATTTGAATGTGCCGACTTTTAAAATACGTCGATTATATATTGGAGGTTCTATATCTGGTATTTCATTTTCTTCTTTAAGATATAAAAACCCGTCAATACTATGCTGGTTGTAAAGCACATAAGCACATTCCTTTTTGTCAGCTTTTCGCATGAACCAATTGGAAAATTCCTTATAATCAGTTTTTAAACTATCAAAGAATGGATCGTTTAAATCGACATCAGAGAAACGTTTAATTTTTAAGTTATCCATATTTTTTCCTTAGGTCTTGGTTAGTTATTACAGATCAACAATATCCAGTGTTAGTTTCTTGATGAGTTTTCCAACAAAGTGAATCTGTTCTACCTGGTCTTTTTCTAATATTTCAGGATCGTAGCTTGGATTGTCCGAAATTACTTTTAGTCTGTAGCCGCTTAGATACTGCAAGCGTTTAATCCTTGCTTTGCCCTCATATACGAATGCGTAAATGCCATCATCTTTGAATTCATTAATTGTCTGGTCAATTGCTACTATATCGCCGTGTTTTAGGCTCATTTCGGCATTGTTTGGGTTGTACATGCTGTTTCCGTCGATAATCGCAATCGAGAGATTATTTGCTGTTTTGCGTTGGAAAATCTCCATGAACTTGTCTCGTGAAAATTCAATAGAGCGAATTGTATCTGGGTAATCAAGGTTGATTACACCATCGCCGGCAGCAAGATGGTTATCAAGCAATGTGAGCTTAATTGAATCAGTGGCTATTGGATCAGAAAACTCTTTTGCTTTTGTTACCAGAGTGGTGAAATCCTCAGAAATATCAGGATCTATATCCGATGGTTCAACATCAAGAATCGAAGCAAATTTAATGATCGTTTCTTTGCTTATAGGTTGCTTGCTATTTGGATTCATGTAGTGGCTTACACCGCCCTGTGTCTTAATATCTAACAGATTAGCGATTTTAGCTTGAGTTAATCCCAAATTTTTTTTCTTTGTTTCATAAATACTTTTTAGGCGAGTTTTAATCTCAAAAAGTCTTTGTTCCGCTTCGCTCATTGTATCCCTCTTGTATCTTTTCCCGAATTATATTAGCCCCTCTAATAAGATCAAGAATAGTTAAAATATTAAAACTATTGAATAATAGAAATAGTTTTGCTAATATTTTGACATTGAGGAGGCTATATGAAATTAACCGAATATTTAGCCGAGAAAAAACTTACACAAGAACAGTTTGCTCGGCTTGTACAAAAAACGCAGGGATTTGTTAGCCATTATTTGACGGGGCGTTGTGAGTTAAGTGCGAAAACAACATTGGCTTGGTCTGCCGTAACTAACTATTTGGTTACACCGCACGAATTAAGCCCGCACTTATACCCAAACCCGGATGATGGATTACCAAAACACCTTAGAACGTAATTTACTAACCTTTACCCAAAAGAAAACCATAAAAAAGGACGGGAAATTATGGCGATGAAACAAGTCATCATCGAGATGATCGAGAAAATCCCCGGCGGCAAAAGTGCGGTGGCGGGATTTCTCGGATTTTCGGAGGCAGAGCTGAACAATCGTCTTTATCAGACGAAAGGGCAGAGGTTCAAAGACGAAGAATTGATTGCTATCCAGCAAGAATTTGGGCTGACCGATTACACGGAAGAATTATGCCGTTTAACCGGCGGTTGTTTTGTACCGCACCCTGAAGCAGACCAGTTAGACAACGTAGAAATTTCCGTGCTGCAACTGCATGAACAATCCGCGCGTGGATTGTTGTTTGAAGTGCTTGAAACGGCATTAGCAGACGGTGAAATCACTTCTCACGAAGAAGACAAAATCCGTCGCGCATTAGATAAACACTTGGCGGCGACACAACACACGATTGAGTGCGTTATTTCGCTAAATAAACGGCAATAAAAAACCACGGCGGCAACCGTGGTTCTGTACGAAGGAATTTTTATGAAAACCAAAATACAGCTTTATGATACACAAATTCGCCAAGATGAACAAGGGCGTTTTTGCTTAAATGATTTACATCAAGCAAGCGGTGGTGAAAGTCGTCATCGTCCTGCTTACTGGTTATCAAATCAGCAAACGCAAGAGTTAATCGGCGAAATTTCAAAAGACGGAATTCCGTCTATCCTTACAAAACAAGGACTTGGAACATTCGTAAGCAAAGAGTTGGTTTACTCTTATGCGATGTGGATTAGTCCTAAATTCCATTTACACGTTATTCGCACTTTTGATAGGGCGGTAACAAATCAAAATTCGACCGCACTTTTACCTGACTTTTCTGATCCGGTTGCAGCGGCTCGCGCATGGGCTGACGCAAAAGAGGGTGAACAACACGCTTTATTGGATAGCAAACAGAAATCAGAACAGATTGAATCAATGCAGAGCTATTTCCGCCACGGTATGAGCGCGCCTCAGTTTGTAAAAGGGTTAAACGGCGTAAATTCGACGCAAATCAATGCATTTTTGCAACAAAAGAATTGGCTTTATAAAGACCAACGCGGTGAATGGCGCGTAACGTCTTATGCCCGTGATGTGTATATGACCGAAGAAGCTAATGAGTTTACCCCACATGGTTGCGATCCGATTATCAAATACAAGCCAACGTTACTTAAAAAAGGTGCTGCGAAACTTTATGAGTGGTACGCAAAAGGATTGTTGCCGATGAAAGCAACGTGGAACGGTGAATTTACACAAGATAAGGTGGTGGGGTTATGAGTTTTAATGCAGTAGCGAAAGCAGTTGAAATTCCGTTATCAGGTAATCTCAAACTTGTATTTATTTTAATGGCTAACTATGCCGATGAAAAAGATTGCTGTTATCCAAGTCAGCCAACTTTGGCAAGACAAGCAGGAGTATCAATAAAAACTATTCAACGTGTAATTGAGAAATTAGAAGAACTTGGTTTTGTAAAAACACTGAGAAAAGGTACAGGAAATAAATCATCTCTATACCAACTCATTTTCTATTTAGGGTCTAGTCAAAATGTCGCCCCTGACAATTTGTCGGGTAGTCAAATTGTCCACCCAGACC